CAGAGAAATGAAAATGTTTATTCAGGAAATATTTACTAATGAAAATATTCGGATACGAGATAAGAAAGAAGGAAGAGAGAACGATAACTATCGGCCCGACAAACTCAATAGGAATTCCTTATAGCGGAACATCTACATCACTATCTGCACAACAGTCCATGAGACTTAGTGCAGTTTACCGGTGTGTTGATGTTAAGAGTTCCGATATTGGAGCCATGCCGTGGGATGTATTTCGTTATAAAGGTGAAATGGAATGGGTTAAAGATGATGCTCACTTTTCATATTCGATGCTTAACGTACAGCCTAATGCGATGTGTTCGTCTTTTACATTCTGGAAGACATTTACTGCTAAAATAGAGTTAGAGGGCAATGGCTTTGCACGAATATTCAGGAATGAGTTTGGTGATCCTACACAGTTGGAACTCCTGATGGGGGTTGTAACAATGTACATCAGGACGGACTTAACGGTTTATTATATTCATATCCATCCATACACTAATGAGAATCAGTTCATAGATGGTGAAGATATGATACACGTTCTTAACTTTTCTTATGATGGGTTGTTGGGGATTTCTACTCTGACTCATGCCATGAACATAACAGGGCTGGCAGCAAGCTCGGACGGTCAGGCAAAAGGCTTTTTCTCATCAGGGGCAAACTTGTCGGGGATTATATCTGTACCGGGGAAGATAGATGAGACAAAAGCAACAGCACTAAAGACAGCATGGGGGGCAGCTTTCTCGCTTTCAGCCACAACAGGGATAGCGGGAGGTGTTGCGGTAATGGAGGGCGGTGCGGAGTTCAAACCTGTTTCGGTTAATCCTAAAGATGCGCAGATGTTAGAGACCAGAGCTTTCAACGTGATAGATATTTGCAGGTTCTTTGGTGTTCATCCTTCGAAGTGTTTCGATATGTCTTCAGCCTCTTATGCTTCGGCAGAGAGTTACCAGCTCGGTTATGTCACAGACACCATGACACCGCTGGCCAGAAAGATAGACAACGAGGTTAACAGAAAGCTATACAGACCTTCACAGAGAAAGAAGACTAAAGCACTGTTAAGGGTGAGAGAGATGCGGGCCGCTGACTTGACTACACTAGCTAGTTACTACTCAAGTATGTTTCAGTTGGGTGCGTATTCACCTAATGACATTTGCAGGGAGATGAATCTGCCACTCGATACGAAAGGTAATAAAAAATATATACAGGTTAATTTGTGTGAGTTAGGCAAAACGCCTGACCCGTTACAGAATAAGAATACAAATGTAGTTAATGGTAATAGTGATGGAAAAGGAAGTAAGGACAGTCAACCCGACTGATTGTGAGATTAGGGCAACCAGAAGAGGGCGGACAATAGAAGGATATGGAATTGTTTTCAATTCCGAATCAAAAGACTTGGGCGGGTTTGTCGAGGTCATTGATCCGAAGGCCGTTGAGGGTGTACTTGAAAGGCAGGATGTACTTGCTCTTTTAAATCATGATGAGAGTCGTGGAGTGTTGGCCCGTTGCACAAACGGAGAAGGAACAATGGAACTTGAGGTTGATAAGAAAGGTGTCAAGTATAGATTTGAGGCACCTGACACACCGCTGGGAGACGAGGTACTTTCTTCAATAAGACGTGGAGATATACGGGCTTCATCGTTTTCATTCAGTGTGAATAAAGAAGGTCAGGCATGGGAGAAGCGCAGCGATGGTACTGACCTGAGAAGGATAACAAAGTTTAATGGAATCTATGATATGAGTCCGGTCTGGAGAGAGGCTTATGCAGATACTTCGGTAGCTGTCAGGAGCTTTGTAGAGATGCGGGACGAAAAGAAAGCTAAGGAGAATGCAGACCTTGAAGAAGCACAACGGGTAAAGCCGCCTGCTGAGACAACCGATGTACCAATAGCAAACCCGGAAGTTAAGCCGGAAGACTTAACAGAGTATTTTAAAAGTATTGATGAACAAATAAAAAAAATGTAATTATGACACTATTAGAAATGAAAGATAAAAGAGGACTTCTGCTTACTGATAATGCAGAACTGTCCGTAAAGATCAAAAAGGAAAACAGGAAGTTCACAGATGAGGAACAGAAACTTTTTGATGAGAATGTAAAACTTGCCGGGCAACTTGAGAAAGATATCCTGGTTGAACAGGAACTGCGCATGGTACCGGAAGCCAAAATGGTAGTCGGCAAAAACCTTGAGGAAGGTAAACCGTTCAGTTTGTTTGCAGCTATTGACAACGAGATAAATCACAGGAGTATGGACGCTCCGACTGTTGCAATGATAAATGAAGGTCGTGCAGAGTTTGCTAAAGCTGGTGGTGATGTTCAGGCTTCAGGACAGATCATACTTCCGTATGAATCAAAGATTGTCAAACGTACTGCAATAGTGGCAGGCGGAACAACAACGGGGGGATACATTGTACAGACTGACAAAAAGGCCGTACTGCCTCCGCTAACTAATTACTTAGTTTTGACACAGGCTGGGGCAACCTACCTGACAGGACTTGTAGGGAGTGTATCAATACCTACCTACTCAGGGACAACCGTTGCATGGAAAGAGGAAACTGTTTCTGCTGCTGATGGAGCCGGAACATGGGGCAAGGTAGATCTGGCACCAAAGAGGCTGACTGCTTATCTGGATGTTTCAAAACAATTTCTTGCACAGGACTCTGTCGGTGCTGAGAATATGCTTTATGATAATCTTGCAAAGGCTATCGCAGCTAAACTTGAGTCAACGATCCTGGGAACAGGCGAAGGTAGTTCAGTAAGTACGCCTGCTGGTTTATTCTGGAGTGTTTACACAGCAGGAGCAACTACCCTTTCTTGGAGTTCTATTGTAGCTCTTGAAACAACCATTGATTCTGCAAATAATTTAGCTCAAAACATGGCTTATCTTACAAGTGCAGCGGGACGTGGTGCAGCGAAGACAACTCTTGTAACTTCAACTTATGGTGATAGGATGATTATGGCTGCTGATGGGACAATTAACGGGTATCCTGTTTATGTATCAAACGGGGTTGCTAAGACAACTGATTTCGCGACAACTACCGGATTTGGGTTCATCTTCGGTAACTGGGCAGACCTTATCATAGGTCAGTGGGGAGGTTACGATCTTACTATCGATCCTTATTCACAGGCTGTATATGCTAATGTACGATTAGTTGTGAACTGCTATTTTGATGCAGCAGCAGCAAGGACAACTTCTTCATTTGCACCTAAACACATGGCATAATGGGAGCATACGCCACACTTGAGCAGGCAAAGGATCATCTCAGAGTAGACTTTGATGATGATGATATTTATATTATTGATCTTATAGATGTGGCTGAGGCTTCAGTTGCAAATGAAATCGGGTCAACCCTTGCTTCGAATGAGGTTGGTGGCGTATTACCAAAACCGCTGTATCAGGCTATCCTTCTGATGGTAGGGCAACTTTACAACTCCCGTGAACCGATTATTGTAGGGACGGGGGTTGTTAAAGTCCCCTTTACACTTGAATACCTTTTGTCATCTTATAAAACATGGACCTGTAAATGAGAGCGGGTAGGATGGATCGGAAAGCATCGTTTTACGCTAAGGTAAAAACAACTTCTTCGGATTTCGGAGGAAGCATTGAAACATGGCCGACTGTGACTTTCGAAACATGGGGTGAGATACAGTATGCAGGAGGGGATGTTATATTATCTAACGAGGAGAAATTTTATTCAGGTACAATATTCTTTAAAGTACGTTATCGCAGTACGATTACTGAAACAATGCGGGTAAAGATCGCGGACATATGGTATCGCATCACGTATATTGAGGAGTTGGGGAGAAAAGAGGGATTAAGACTTTCATTAACTAAGATCAATGAATAGAATTACAGATACATCTATAAAGGTTGAATGTCCTGATCTGATTAAGTTAGAGAAATGTTTCAAGGATATGCAGTTTGTTGATAAAAAGAAAATTATTAATTCTGCATTTCGAAAAGCACTTGCTCCTACTGTACTTGCAGCGCAAAAAAATATTCATAGCGTAACAGGCAATTTAAGCAAGTCAATAGGTATAGTCATTTCAAGAGATGAACTTGTTGCAATTGTAGGAGCGAGAGTCAGGGGAGGGTATAAAGGTTACCATGCGCACCTTGTCGAAAATGGTACTATTGAGAGACATTATATCATTAAAAAAACACGATCTATGGTGAATCCTCAGACGGGTCAATGGTTAAATTTTAAAAAAGGGGACACACAAAATACAGGGAAGATGAATCCAAACGCCGGTTATGCAGGATTTTTACGAAGAGCAGTCAAATCGACTGGTAATGAGGCGCTTAATATTATGGCAAACGCGTGGTATGAAGCGATAGATAAGATTATTGTAAAAAATGGGTTATGATAGGAAAGACAATTAAATCAATTATCACAACAAACGCAGCTTTGATTGCACTCGTCCCGCCTGCAAATATGTTTCCTTACGTCATTGATTATGACACGACTCTTCCGGCTATAATTTACAAAATCGATTCACTGACACCTGGTTATAACAAGGGCGGTTGGGCCGCTGATCTGATATTATTTTCAATTTCATCATTTACAAGAGACTATGCTTCACTTCAGACTATTGTTTCTGCTATAAGAGTTG